TTAAGCTGAACGGCGGCGCCTCCGCATCAGTGCGAGGGCGCCCATCCCGAGCGGCAGAAGGGCGACGGTAGCGGGAAGCGGGATGGGGGCTATGATAGAAAACTCTGCCGTTGGATCACGGTAGTATACCTCGCCAAATTCTAGCTTATAATAATCGCCAGCATATCCACCTTCGGTCTGGAAAATAGTGTCTCCGTCTTTCATGATCAGAAACAGATTCCAGATATTATAAAGGTTGAGGCCAGGTTCAGCACCCTTTACGAAAGCCGAGCAGTTAAAGCTTCCGATAAGACAAACCGGCGCCCGACCGCCATTGCCCTCGCTGTCATAGATGGGATTGTGCGGTATTTCCGCTCGTATATGGAGATTGACATAATCTCCGACGGCTAGGTCGGAAAACCGATGCGGAAGCCCAAAGGGATCTGCCGAACTATGGACAGTACCATACTCGGTTCGTGTTTGAGTTTCATACTCGCTGTAGGCCACTGATCCGAAGGTCGTCCCTTCATACCGCAGGCGGTAGTCATATTGTTCGATCGTAGCCGCCTCTGCCGCTGACCCCACCCCGACCATCACGGCAGCCGCCGCGCACAATGCCCTGATACCCAATGCAACCTCCTAAATCGCGAATCATCACCGTCGCGTGACCATCGGATCATCGCAGCGCGCTTGAGTCTCGGGGAAAAGCTTTCGCCTCGATCAACCGCCGCGATAGCGGCGTTGCGATATTTTGTCTGGTGCCATGAGCGGCTTTGTGTATAGCTGACCAGGACGGGCAACCCCTTGCATGAGGGGTCCAGACGACCGCGGGAAAGACCGCCGGGTAGGCCCCCGTCTAAAAGCCAGGGCAGGTCCGGTTGCCGGGCAACCTCTCCGAAAACTCACACATCATGTCAGTTTTTAGGAGCGGGTCACACCTGCCGGGATAGATGCCTGAAATCGAGAAACGTATCACAACCGGGAACATCTGGTCGATCATCGGCACGATCGGCAGCACGTTGGTCATCATTGCCGGTCTGTTCGTCTGGGGCGGGCGGCAAAGCCAGCGTCTGGACACGTTGCAGGCCAACGATGCCGTCATGCAGACGACCCTGGTCACCCACGAAACCCGTATCCGCGCGATCGAGACCAGTTCAGCCCGCCAGGATGAACGGCTGCTGCTGATCCTGGACAGCGTGCGCAAGATCGAAGCCAAGCTGGAAAGGGATCCCAAATGAAGAAGCCCTGGATCGGCGCGGCGCGGCGCCTTTCGAGCGACGCTTTCGCGGTCGCCGCGCAGGAACTGGATCTTGATCCGTCCATCATCACGGCCGTGTTCGAGGTCGAGAGCAGCGGCCAGTCGTTCCGGCCCGACGGATCGCTGGAGCGGCGCTTCGAGCCGCATCATTTTCCCGCAAGGCACTGGCCCCGACTGGGGTTCACGGTCCCGAAAGGCCAGGAGCCGTGGCGCGCATCCCTGAAGCTGAAGGCGGCCGCGCGCGAAGCGATGTTCCTGGCGGCCTTCGAGATCGACCCCGAGGCCGCCCTGGCCGCCACCAGCTGGGGCGGTCTTCAGGTCATGGGCTTCAACGCCGCCGCCGCAGGCTATGCCAGCGCCTGGGATATGGTTGTTGCCCTTGCCAACGATGAATGGGCGCACCTGGGCGCCTTTCTGAACCTGGTGGGTTCCTGGGGCCTTGTGACGGTGCTGCGTGCCCATGATTGGGCGCGCTTTGCGGCACGATACAACGGCAGCGGCCAGGCCAGGGCCTATGCCGCCAAGATCGAAAGCGCCTATCGCCGCCACAGCGGCCGAGCGTCGCCGGTTGTCCTGCGCCTGGGCCGCGCCAACGATCCAGAAGCCGTCGAACAGTTGCAGGCCGCCCTTGGCATTCGCGAGGACCGGGTTTTCGGCCCCGAGACGGACAAGGCCGTCAGGGCGTTCCAGGAACGGGAGGGCCTGGCTGTCGATGGCGTGGTGGGTGCCGAGACCTGGGCGCGTTTGCGCGCCAAGCGTGATGCCGCGCCGCCCGCCCAGGCGGCGCAGTCGGACCGCATCGCCCATATCGGTGCCGTCAGCGGCGCCGTGACGGCTGGCACCGGCGCTGTGGCGGCCTTGGGCGACGCGCTGCCCGATGGCGCGATGACGATCCTGGTGGGTGGCGCGACCGTGGCGGGGCTGATGGCCTTGGCCGCGATCATCTATACCCGCCTGCGCAGCGGCCGGGCTTTGGTCTGATGCTGACCGCGCTGACCGGACGCTGGCTGCTGCCCCTGGGGGCCGTGCTGGCGGCCTGTCTGTGCATCTGGTGGCTGATCGACAGTCGCGCCGATCTTTCGGCCGAGAACGACGCGCTGCGCGCGCGGATCGAGGCACAGGAAAGGATGGATCATGTGGAAGATGATTTGCGCGGCCGCGACAATGACGGCATTCGCGACTGGCTGCACCGTCGCAGCCAGTGATGCGGCGATCTGCGCGGGCACGGCAGGGGATCGCACCGCCCATGCCCGCGCCCTGGTCCAGGACGGCGGGCCGCAGTCGCGCAGGACCGGGGCGCTGCTGATCGCCAAGGTGGATGCAGGCTGCGCCAGCTGATCAGGGCAGCGGGTCATCCGGCGCGGTCATCGTGGCCCTGGCAATCGCCGTCGCCTGCCGTCGGGCATCGGACATGACGTGGTCGGCCGCCCGGATCAGGCCTTGGGCGACATCGAGGGTATCCAGTAGCGCCTCGGCACGGTCGTAAATGGCCTGCAAGCAATCATCACATTTGGACATCTGGTCTGTTCCTCCTTCCAGGAGCATCAGACCAAACCGCAGGCATTTTAGTCTATATGTCTGTAAATACAGAACAACCGGAAGAGTGTTTGTGCGTTCCGGTCGCGACCGGCAAACTGGCGCCTTGCCATGATGTTCCTGTTGTGTTCTTTCTGGCCCGTTCAGGAACCGAGGGATCGCCATGGCCTATCGAATACATACTCCCGACTTCCCTGAGGATTTCGCGCTGTACATCATCTGGGCAGAGCGGCCCGGCAGGCGTCAAACCACCGTCGCGGCCGGATGCCTGGCTGCGATGGACGCGGCCTGGTCTGCAATTCAGGACAGATATCCCGACGAAGAACTGCGCCTTCAGCAGGGGGCGCTTGTGATGCAGCGCCGTGCGCCGATCAGGTAGGGTCGCATCAGGCGGTCTTCTTCGGCCTGACCGGGCGCTTGATCGCTTCGACCGCGCGGCTGGCGGTGTCGAGTTGGCTGGGCATGTAGGTGTCGGCCAGCTGCGGGTTGGTCGCGGCGCTGTTGCCCAGCACGTCGGCCGCGTCGTCCTTGGTCGCGCCGCCCGACCGGGACAGGATCCCGAAGGTGCGCCGCAGGTCGCGAAATTGCAGTGTGGCGAGGCCCTGCAACCGACCGAACCTGTCCGCCTGGACCGCAGCGTCGCGCACCTTGCGCCAGCGGCGGACGAACAAGTCGTCGTCGTAGTCCGCGCCGGTTTCCTCGTCGCGCAGCAGGCGGCGGTGTGGATCGGTGGAGCCGTCGATCAGGGCATCGACGCGGCCCTGAACTTCGTCATGGAGCCACATGGCGCCGGTGTTGCCGCGCTTGGACCGCGTGACCGTCCACTGGATGCGCTGCACCAGCTGGCCGCCGCGGTGAACCAGGTGGTCAGAGAAGTCACCGACCCGCGCCATGAACACGTCGGTCTGGCGCTGCCCTTGCAGCAGCGACAGCAGGATCGCGGTGCCGATCGAGGGCAGGCCGATGCGATCGGCCGTGGCGACCAGCAGATCGACCTCGGCCCAGCTGGCCGACCGCTTGCGCGGCGTCGGCGTCTTCATTTTCAGGCGGTGGCACGGGTTGGTGCCCTCGGGCCGCCAGCCGATCATTTCGGCATAGGACATCAGCAGCGACATGGCGCGCAGCTGCGCGATGGCCATGGATGGTCCCTTGCTGTCCAGCAGTGTTTCATACCAGGCGCGCATCACGGGCTTCGTGAATTCGCGGGTCTGGTGGCTACCCCATTTACCGATGATCAGGCGGAAATGGCCTTCGTAGCTTTTGCGCGTCTTCGGCGCCAATTCGGTGTAGAGGCGGGATTTGCGATAGGCTTCGATTAGCGCCTCGATCGAGCGGCCACCGGCCGAGGGAAGCGGCCGGGGCTTGCCCGACTTCTGCGCGGCCGCCAGTTCGCGGTTCAGCCGTTCCGCCTCTCGCCGCGACCAGGTCAGGCGGCGTTCGTCCAGCTCCACGCCGGTAAAGCCCAGCTTGCGCGCGGCTGCGGACGGTTCCCACCAGATGCGGACGGTGCCGTCGGCGCGGGGCCGTTCGCGCAGGCCCTGGGGTGCGTCAGGAATGAGGCGGGCGGGGCGTTTCATCGCTGTCCTGTTCGGGCTGGCGTTTGCGGTCTTCGGCCGTGTCGTAGACATCGACCGTCATCATTTCCCAGATGGCAGCGCGCAGGCGCCGCCAAGCGCGGACCAGTAGGGACATCACGCCCTCCGGGCTTCGGCCAGCAGGATCACCTGCCGGGATCTTATCAGGGCGGGATCGATCCGTTCCTCGACATCGCGGGGCAGGCCCTGCATGTCGATCCAGGCATCGACCTGGTCGGCGCGCCACAGCATCGGGTGGCGCGTGTGCGGCATCGGCTGGGGAAAGCCGTGCTGGTCTTCCAGCAGCTGGCGCTTGGCGCGGAAGGTTTCCGTGCTGATCGAAAGGCGCTGGGCGATGTCCCCGGATCGGATGAAGGTCGCGGTCATGCCGACCCCCCGGCTTGCAGCCGTGCGCGCAGGGTCAGTTCCGCCCGCGCCAGGGCAAGCTGTTCGGCCTTCATCGCGGCGACGAAGGCTTCGGGATCTTCGATGCCGCCGGTCAGGTGCTGGCCGATCGCGCAGCACATCCGTCCGGCCGCAGCCTTGTCCAGACCGGACAGCCTGTCGGCCGTGCCCTGCATCATGGCGGACAGGACGGTCGAGATCGACGGATGCTGTCCGGCGGGCATGGATGTCGCCAGCACCTCGGTCATGACGGTAATCATCAGGTCGATGACCGTCCCGACATGGTCAGCCTGATCGTCGCCGATCGGAGAATGCTCGATCGTGATTTCGCGGATGCGGGTCATTCCCAGTCCCCCTGGATGGCAGCGCGGACCAGGTCGCCCAGGGCGATCAGCATCAGGAATTCGCCGATGAAGGTGAAGAAGGCCATGGGGTATCCCTGTGGCTTGGCCGGTCGCGCCGCCCTGCGACGGGCTTGGTGGCGGGGGCGGGCGAGCAGTGCCCGCGGGCGGCCCCCGGGCAGTCAGTTCGGCAATGCTGGGCGGATCGGCGCAGGCAGCTGGTGTTCGACCTGGTCAACGCAGAGGGCGACGCTGGTCGCGCAGAGGCGCAGAATGTCGTGGCGCGGCATCTGGACCGGCGCCGGGGTCTGATCCGCCGGGTCGGCGTTGGACAGATGCTGCGCATAGCGCATCATCCGCGCGCCTTCCTGGCGGATCATCTGACAGGCGGCTTGGAAACCAGCCCGTTCGGCTGCTGTCATCAGCTGGACGGGAAACGGGGTAACGAACATGAAACGCTCCTAACTCGCAGGGTGGTCCCTGTTAGTTAGGAGTTAGAACGCCTCACTGTCAACTCACAATGTGAGAATTATTTCTGGTGGGCTTTGAACGGCCAGCGGTGTTTGAGCCATTGCTCAATTCCCTCACGGCCTGCCACTAACGCAGTCTGCACGATGACGACCATGCCGGCGGCAATGTCCGGCCCCATCCAGTCAGTAAGCCATCCCCAGATCGGCCAGAATATAGCCCCAGGCAAAACAAAGATTGCCAGGATAATTGCCCAAAATTCAGCGGTGCTAAGTTCAGAGAAGAACAGCCTTTTTTGCGATCTTTTTCGGGTCATGTGGCCCTCCAACTCGCAATCACCCGGCCCACGATGACGACATTGGCGCCATCCACCACGTGCACCCGCCGTTCGCCCGGTTGGGCTGATGCCGTGATCAGGACAGGCGGCTCGTAGCGGCGCATGATGGTCGTCGCTGACCCTCGCGAATTCTCGTAAACCTGCGCAAGAACCACATCGCCAGCAGCAGCAGAAGCGGCTGCATGCCCATCGACCAGAATGAAATCACCGGGAAGATAGCCTTCGGCGATCATGGCCCCCGTGGAAACACGCCAGATGTCTATGCCCGGCCGATTGTCGACGACTTCCTTTGCGGCCGCGGCGAGCTGATCCGCCATGTTCATCGATCTGGACCGGTTGCTGCCCACCTCGCTGAAACCCTGCCAAGGGTGGACATCGCCTTCGGCAAAACCAGGCACCAGCATGTCTATGGTCTGATCGTCCGCAACCCCAGCACGGCGCAGGACCTCGTCGATGGGAACCTTCAGAACCGAAGCAAAGGCCTTGGCCCAGGCAAGGCTCATCTTCTGGCGGCCGGTGTAGATGTGGGAGACGGCAGTTCGATCGCGGCCCATCCGGCGCGCAATGTCCTCGGTAGTCACCCCGACCTTGCGCTGCTGCGCCTTGAACCATTTGTCGTCGATCATGGGCCGCAAGTAAGGTTTTCTAACCTCACATACGAGTTAGTTTTGCTCACTTAATGATGGACTGCCTCACAATGATCGGTTAATTGTGAGGCATGACCGAGCAAATAGCCCTTGAAGAGACTGCCTGTCAGCACCTCCCGCCATTGGAGGTCGCGGAAAAGTTGTTGGGTGGTCTTGCCGCAGTGTCTCGCATCGCGGGCCGCAGTGAAAAGGTCGGCTACCAGTGGCGGCACAAGAATTACACACGCCAGCCCGGTGATCTGCCGAGCGCCGACGTGATGCGAAAGCTGCTGGCCTATTCGGACCGGCACGGGCGCGGCCTGAAACCCGAACACCTGATCTGGGGCGCCCCTGCGGCCGAGATCGAGGCGCTGCTGGAACAGATGCGAGCGCGACCCGCCCCCGGCATCGAGGCGGCCGAATGATGGCGCCCTTATCCCGCTTTGGTGATTTTGCGGTCCTCGCGCGCCTTCACGGCCCGCGCGATCCGCGCCGGCAGCTCGTATGTATAGACGAGATAGAGCCGAACGAAGTCGCGGCCGTTGGCCACGTCTTCCATGTCGGGGTCATCCTCGTCATGGGCGCCGTCGTTCCCGAGGAAGCGGACCTGATTGGCCATATCGATGATGGCGTCGGGAAGGGTGCCCTCGAGAGCCTTGATCCTGTCGGCGAGATTGCCCTTGAGGTCCGGATGTTCCTTGCGGAGCGACCGCTCCATCACGCGGCGATAGGCCATGGCCGCGGTTCCCGCATGACCATTGTCGAAGCTATGTTCCGCTTCGATCCATGGTCCGCGAACATTCTCCGGCATTGCTTCGATAATCGTTGGCGCCGGCATTTCGGGTGCGGTGCCAACGAGGGTGAAAAAATTTCGAAAGGTCTGCAGTTCCACATTCGCCGGTTGGAGACCCAACCTTTCCGAGTCCAAGAAGTACGCAACCGTTCCGCCCTGACAGTCTCGACACTGCAGATACAGGTTCCAGATCTGGCCTTCAGGCTGCGGCACAGCCTGAGAAACAGCCAGCACGCTATGGGTCATGTTCTTGGCCCTGCAAGTCTTGTGAACGCAATCGAGGGTAATGAAATCCATGGATATCGCCGCTCGTTCCAATCGGTATCAGCACGTTGTCAACAATGCCTTGGCTGCAAGTTCAGATCCAGTCGAAAGGTCGCGGCACCTGACCGGCGTGCTTCTTTCCCTGGAAGGCGACGAACTCCTGGCCTTCGCCTATGTGCTGCTTCGCGAAGTGTCTCTGACACCTCCGCGCTGAACCTTCCTCGAGTTCGGTCCTACCCGATCGGCAGCCTGCAGGCTGCCGAGTGAATACGCCTGCGCGGGCCACGACATCTGCGCAAGCCTGCTGCCCCTGCCTCGGGGCCACCTGACCGGCGGCGGTTCCCCCCCCCTCGACCCACCGTCGCCGGTCTTTTTCCATCAACCCGGAGACGGCCCATGAACACCCCGATCCGCCTTACCCCCGCAGACCATGTGCTGATCCATGGCTGCGGGACGCTGCTTGTCGATCATTTCGTGACCGAGGAGCGGGAACGCGACAACGCCATGATCCAGACGATCCTGCGCCGCGTCCTGGACGACACCAACCAGGACAACCTGGCGCTGGCGCATTTCCATCGGATCGCGCCCGAGCTGGTCGAGGCCAGCGAACGGCATCTGCACATCCTGCGGTCCCGCCACGCCCCGCTTATCCGCGATTACCACCGCGCCAAGATGGCCGCCGCCTGGGACATGATCCGCGAGAGGTATCCCCATGCGTGAGCCGGTCGTTTCGCTGTCCGACATCGAGCGCGTGGCGGCCATCGCCCCCGATATGCCCGCGCACCAGGTCGCGGAGATGATGCGCTGGATCACCGAGCTGCAAACCGGCTGGCCCAATGAGGTGCCGATCCAACTTTCCGAGCCGAAAGTTGGAAGTTCTCAGAAGCCTGAAACTTGCGTTGGGTCGGTCCCGGCCCCGACCGAGGTCCACACGCTCGACATGGGCGATGGACGCGTCCTGGTCAGCCCCGGCCCGATCCCCCAGCCCATCATGCCGCATCCCGCGTCGCCGCCGGAAGCCGCGCCCGTCCCGGAACCTGCTCCTGCGGCCGTGGAAACACCGGCCGCACCCCCCCCTGCCGTCCCGGATCGCGCCGGGCTGCCCTGGGAGGATTATGAGGTGCAGATCGCGCTGGACATGCACCACAAAGGCGAAACGGGATCGGCCATCGCCCGCCGTCTGAACCGGCCGGTCCCGGCGGTCTATACCGCGCTGCGGAAATTCAGGACCGGCTGGCGCCCGAAGGCGCTGCCCCCTGCGCCGCCCGTCGAACCGCCCATCACCGTGATCCCGACGGTCACGCCGGTCCCTCTGCCCTCGCAGGCATTGACCGGCGCGCAGCGCGAGCTGATGACCCGGATCATCCAGCTGCCCGACGATTTCACGCCGGCGGACGATCTGTATCTGGCCGAGCAGATCATCGCCCGCACCGGGCTGGAACTGATCGCCGACCAGCTGGGCTGCGACCGGCAGGCGGTCCTGGCCCGTTGGGCCGCGCTGCTGGGTATGGATCCGGCCGATCTGCGCCGCGGGGTGCCGCTGCAAGTGCAGACCGACCTGATGCTGGTGCTGCGCCAGCTGGCAGGGGAGGCCGCGGCATGATCCCCGCCGCCACCGTTCCGGGCGTCGGCCTGGCGCCCTGCACCCCCGCTGCGCCCTGCTGGATCGCGGGCACCGGCTTTCGCGCGGTGGTCGACAACGCCGAGGCCTGCGCCATCGACGATGCGCCCCTGGCGGGCAAGGTGCCGCCCGGATCGATGCTGACGGCGCTGCCGGTCGATCCGCTGGCGGTGCTGCCCGCCGCTGTCCTGGGCGCGGCCTCGACCCCCAGTCCGGCCATTGCCGGTGTCCTGGGCCTGCCGCCGCTGATCGGCGGCGATGGCCCGTGCTGCATCATCCGCGAGCCTGCCGAGCCGATGCCGCCACTGGCCCCGGTGCCGGTCATGGCGGGCGGCGCGACGCTGCTGATCGCCGCGCTGGCGCTGCTGGCCCTGCTGCGGGGGCGGCGATGACCCGCCAGACCTACAGCCTGGACGAAATCAAGGGCCTGCTGCTGGCCCAGCGTCATGCCGTCGCGCGGCATTATGCGCCCGCCGCGCCCGGCAGCTATACCGATGGCGGGCAATACTGGACGCTGAACCCCGGCCGCGCCGACAACAGCGTGGGCAGTTTCGTTGTCACGCTGGAGGGGGCCAAGGCGGGCCGGTGGAACGACTATGCCACCGGGGACCACGGCGACCTGATCGACCTGATCGCACTGTCGCTGGGCTGCACCCTGTCCGAGGCGGTGCGCGAGGCGCGGTCCTGGCTGGGCCTGGCCCATGACAGCCCCGAGGATGCCGCCCGCCGCAAGGCCGCCGCAGAACGCGCGCTGCGCCTGGCGGCCGAGGCCAGGGCCAAGGATGCCGAGGCCAAGGAGCGGCGGCGCAGGGGCGCCCTGGCGCTGTGGCTGTCGGGCGAAGAAAAGATCCGGGGCACGCCGGTCGAATTCTACCTGCGCGACACCCGCTGCATCGACCTGGCGCGGCTGGGCCGCCAGCCAGGCGCGCTGCGCTATCACCCCGCCGTCCGATACCGGCACCTGGACCGCAAGACGGGCGAGGTCTGGGACGGCGAGTATCCGGCCATGCTGGCGATCGTCAATGACGGCCAGGGCCGCGCCGTCGCCTGCCACCGGACCTGGCTGGCGCCGGATGGCCGGGGCGGCTGGGACAAGGCCCCGGTGCCCAAGCCCAAGAAGGTGCTGGGCGATTATGCGGGCGGGTCGATCCACCTGTGGCGCGGCATCGGCCCGCGCGGCGGGGCGGGCAAGCCGCTGTCCGACGCGCCGGACGGCAGCGCTGTCTGGATCAGCGAGGGCATCGAGGACGCGCTGTCAGCCGCCATCCTGCTGCCCGAGGCGCGGGTGATCGCCGCCATCAGCCTGACCAACTTCGGGGGCGTCGCGCTGCCCCCGGCGATCGCCGAGGTGACGCTGATCGCCGACAACGACCCCAAGCCCGAGCAGCAGGCGGCACTGGCCCAGGCGGTCGCCGCCCACAGCCGCGCCGGGCGCACGGTGCGGGTCTGGCAAAACCACGAGGGCGGCAAGGATCTGAACGACGCGCTGCGCGCGCGCATACTGCGAGAAAGGGACAATCATGCTGTTGCGTGAGGCAAACCGGCTGCGGGCCGGTGTATCGATGTTTGCCGACCGGCTGCCCTGCCTGATCTGGGGCGGCCTGGGACTGTGGATCGTCGCGTTCTGGGTCCTGGCCGGCATCGGCGCCGCGACCGTGCTGGGGTGGGTGCTGGGATGATCGATTTTTGCAAGCTGTATTGCATCGATGGCATTGGACAGGTTCTCGCATCGATCGAGGACAATGATAAGGGACAGGCCTCCCTGCGCTTTCGCATTCCCGATCATGACGGCATCGGGTTTTCGATGTCGCTTTGCCTTGGATCGGAAGACGAGGATGAAAACGAAGCCTTTGCGCACCGCTGCCTTGGTGAACTGAACGAAGAGACTGCGCTGAAGGCCATCCGTCCGCTGCTCGATGCCAAACGGCGGTTAATGTCATGACCGAGTGGCGGACCATCCCCATGCGGGACATAAACTGGGCCGCGCTGAAGCCGTCCTTCGGCCACTGCGTCTATCGCCTGCGCAAGTTGTCGGAACCCAACAGCCTGCCCTACCGCCCCTATTGCAGCGGGTGCTGGGCCGACATGACGCTGGGCCAGGTGGCCGATCTGGGCCGCGCCGAACTGCTGCGCCACGACGGCATGGGCGAAGGCACGATCGCGATCCTGGAGCAGGTCATGGAGCTGGCCGCAGCCGGTCATTCGCTGACGCGGCCCCGGCCGGTGCGGGCGGACTGACCATGGCAGACCCGATCCACGACCTGGGCCAGCAGCTGGCCCACGCCCCCGTCGCCGCCGAGGCCCATGCGGCCCCTGAAACCGCCGCCCAGCCGCCGCAGGACGGCCCCCCGCCCCCGGATGCGGGCGATCCCGGCCCCCAGCCCGGCGAAATCTGGCCCGACTGTCCGGTGCGGGCGCTGGGGGTCAATGGCGATCTATATTTCTACCTGGACCGCCTGGGCCAGATGCGGATCGTCAAAAAACACGAGGGGCAGACGATGATGTCGCTGTTCCAGGACCGCATCGAGCTGCTGTGCCGTCATTACCCGGCCTATGCCAGGGGGGATGGCCAAACGATCATCCAGGGCAAATTTAATCAGATGCAGGCCAGCACGGCGATGATGACCGCCTGTGCCGAAAGGGGTCTGTTCAACCCCGACGGCACGGTGCGCGGCGTCGGAGCCTGGAAGGATGACGACGGCCGCCTGATCTATCACTGCGGCAAGGTGCTGCTCACGGCCGAGGGCGAGCGTCCGCCCGACGACATCGACGGCAAGATTTACCCGGCCTATCCGCCGATCCCGGCCCCCGCGCCCCCGGACAGCAAGGGCGATCCCGCGCCGGACATCATCGCCATGCTGTCCACCTGGTCCTGGCAGCGCCCCGACAGCGATCCGATGCTGTCGCTGGGCATGATCTGCGTTCTGATCCTGTGCGGCGCCCTGGACTGGCGCCCGGCATACTGGCTGACCGGCGACAAGGCGTCCGGCAAATCGACGTTTCAGGATTTCATCGCCTGGCTGCTGGGCGGCGACAAGGGCATGGTCAAGTCCACCGACGCCACCAAGAGCGGCATCACCAGCCGCCTGGGCCATTCGTCGCTGCCCGTGCTGCTGGACGAGCTGGAGCCGGGCGACGAGGGGTCAAGCAAAGAGCGCGACATCATCCTGCTGGCCCGCGTCGCGTCGTCGGGCGGGCAGTGGGTGCGCGGTTCGGCCGACCAGAAGGGCGCGTCGGGCAACGTGTATTCGGCGTTCCTGTTCAGCTCGATCCTGATCCCCGGCAGCATGGGGCCCCAGGATCGGTCCAGGCTGATCATCCTGAACCTGGACACGCTGCCGGCCGACGCGCCCAAGCCCGCGATGGACGCGCGCACCTGGCGCGCGCGAGGCGCCCGGCTGAAGCGGATCCTGATCGACCGATGGCCGACCTGGGAAGAACGGCTGTCCCTGTGGCGCGTGGCGCTGGCAGAAGCCGGTCTGGGCGGGCGGAACGGCGATAACTACGCCACCACCTTGGCCATGGCCGACATGGCCCTGTCCGAGGCGCTGCCCACACCCGACACGCTGCAAGGCTGGGCCGCCAAGATCGCCAAGGCCGCCAGGCGCGACACGGACGAGATCGGTTCGGACGCCGAGGACATGATCCAGCACCTGCTGGGCCAGCCCTATGACGTGTATCGGCGCGGCGAGATGTTCACGGTCGCCCACTGGATCATGGCGGCCGCCGCGCTGCCCTCGGCGCCCAGGGAGCTGATCAGGACGGGCGACAGCGGCCTGACCGAGATCGACGACCAGGAGCGGCGCGACGCCGCCAAACGGGCCAACGAAAAGCTCGCCAAGGCCGGTTTGCGGGTCAAGGGCGCCGGCGACACGGCCGAGCTGTTCATCGCCAACAAGCCGTTGCCCGGCCTGTGTAAGCTGTTCGAACACAGCCGATGGGCGAACGGCGTATGGTCGCAGTCATCCAGACGTGTGCCGGAGGCCCACCCGGTCGAACAGCCCCTGACCCTGGCAGGCCAGCGCGTGCGCGGCGTCTACATCCCGCTGCGCTCGATCGGCGGGCTTCTGGCCTTCCCGATGGATCGCGCGCCGGTTGTTCATGCCCCGATGGGCGACATGCCCTCAACCCCCAAGGATTTCGAGGACTACATCTGACATGCGCCCCCCACCCGTTTTCAGGCCCTTGAAATCCCGCCGTTCTTTCCCGTGGCCCGCACCCCGCAGATATGCCATAATTCGCCAGACGGTCCTGCGCGATACAACCCTTCCGCGCATGGGTCAGGGGTCCGAAGGCCACAACGGCACAACGGTCCGACCACCCTGCCGTTGTGCCCACCGTTGTGGGTTTTCTTCAAGCGAAATCAAAGGGTTGACCGTTGCCCACAACGGCACAACGGTGTTTTCCCCCGCGCGCGATTTATGCGCGCGCGCGCGCACACACACATGTGAGGGATATGAAAATATACCGTTGTGCCGTTGTGACTTAGATAAAATCCTTTCTGACCAATGGATTAACCCACAACGGCACCCACAACGGAAGGATTTTTACCGTTGTGCCCCCCTGAATTATGCAGCGTCGTCAATGGCTTGGCCCACAACGGCACTGAAAAATAAGGGGTTTTTGCTGTGACCAAGCCGAATGACCAATTCGAGGCCCTGGCCCGCGATGCCGCCGAGCGGATCGAGGCCAGCCGCGCGATGCAGCAGCAGCTGACCCTGCTGCCCGACGAACAGGCCGACCAGGGCGGCGAGGTGCGGCGCGGCCGTGGCGCGGGCCGCGCCATGTCGCAGATGCGCGAATGGCTGGCCTCGCGCGGGCTGCGGCTGCCCGAGGAAGTCCTGGCCGAGATGGCAGGCCTCCAGCACCGCGACGAGGTGATCCTGGCGACCATGGCCGATGCCGAGCGGATCGTTGCCTGGGCCGAAAGCGGCGCGGGCAGCGTCAAGGGCGCGCCAGCCGTCCAGACGCTGACGCAGCGCGTCAACGTGTTCATGCAGCTGTTGGCGATGCGCCTGCGCGCGGCGGACGCCCTGATGCCCTATGGCGCGCCCAAGGCCACGCCTGACGCCGCGCCGGTCAATGTGACCCAGATCGTCGTTGCAGGCGGCCAGCAGGCGGCCCAGCGGCCCGCCCAGGTGATCGACCAGGCGCGCGACGTGACGCCTGATGCGCGTCGGATCGGCCCGCCGCCGATGCCCCATCAAATCCAGCAATATCAAACACTTGGCGATCAGCCATCCGAAGCGCCCCGCACGGATCGTCGGACGGACGATGGAGACCTTTGAAATGATTGGAAAAAATCGCCACCCGCAATTGATTGAAAATCAACTGCCGACCGCCTCGACCCCCCGGGGGGTGGTCGCGCGCGCAGTCCTTCCGCCCCTGGCTGTGAGGCCATCCCCCATTTCGGGGCCAATCGGAAAAAATTCGAACCCAGGATGCCAGCAGGCGGGGTCGGGGGGGCGTGCCCATGTCTGAACCCAGGGCGACCGAAAACGGGGTCGGGGGGGCGGATCACCTGGATCCCGATCAGCTGGCCGCGATGACCGCAGCCGAGGCGATTTCCTTGCTATCGCCCCCGGTCACGGGTGGCAAGTTAGAACTTCACACGCCTGCCTTCCCCGGCCCGATCGCCGAGGCGGCCTATTGGGACGACAGCGCCGTGGTCGGCGTCCAGGGGCCGGTGGGCAGCGGCAAGACCACCACCATCCTGAAATCGCGCACCAGGCGCGCCATGTCGATTCCGCGTTCGGTGATCGACGGGATGCGGCATTACAAGCTGCTGGTGGTGCGCGAAACCTATCGCCAGCTGTGGTCGACCACGATCCCCGACTTCCTGAAGGTCTATCCCAAGCACCTGGGCGACTGGTCCGGCGGCAAGGGCGGGCCGGTCAGCTTCGTGATGCGGTTCAACGACGGCACCCACGTCCCGCCGCCGCCCGGACACCAGGGCACCTGGTCCGACGACATCGTCATGACGGTCGAGTTCATGGCCTTCGGCGACGACATCGAAGGATCCATGCGCGGTCTGCAAACGACCGACATCTGGCTGCACGAGATGGACACCAACCCGATCGAGGTGATCCTGAACGGCATCACCCGGATCAACCGTCATCCGGGGATGGAGCATTTCGCGGGCTATCCCAAGGAACTGCTGGATTTCGGGCAGATCGTCGGGGACTTCAACGCGCCCGAGCCGGATAACTGGCTGGCCGAGCTGATCCTGAAGCCCGAGAAGATGGACGAGATCGTCAAGACGATGAACGCCGATCTTCCGGCGGGCGCGCGGCCGATCCTGTTCCGGTTCCACTTCCAGCCCGGCTATGGCGAAGACGGGGCCGAGAACCTGCAAAACCTGTCGCCGGGGTATTATTCCAAGCAGATCGCCCTGCTGCGCGCCCTGGGGCGCGGCGACAAGGTGGACCGCCTGGTCTTCAACAAGATCGTCCATGCCCGCGCCGGTGAACCCGTCTTCCAACGGGAATTCCGCCGCCGCCTGCATGTCGCCGACGAAACCCTGAAACCCTGGCCGGGGGTGCCGCTGCGCATCGGCCTGGACCAGGGCTTCAAGGGCGCGGCCGTCATCGGCCAGGTGGTGGTCGAAGGCACGGGCCTGCATCGCCGGATCATGTGGCAAATCCTGGGCGAGCTGCATTTCCCAAAGGAACGGCTGATGGCGCAGGTGTTCGGCACCCGCCTGGCCGAGGCGCTGGAAACCCGCTGGCCGGGCGCGCGCATCGAGGGCGGGTGGGCGGACATGGCGGGCGAACACGGATCCTCGCAGGCCGCGGACGAAAACGACACCTGGAACCTGCTGGTCGGACGCGCCTGCGGGTTCCGCGTCCGCCCCCAGCGGATCGGCACCAACCGCATCCAGCCCCGCCTGGAGGCCGTGCGCGCCGCGCTGGAGGCCCCGATCCATGCCGGGCGCGTGGGCCTGCTGATCGACCCGTCCTGCGCCTTCCTGATCGCGGGGTTCGAAGCCCGCTATGTCTGGACGGACGAGGTCAACGCCCAGGGCGACAAGCGCAAGGTGCCTGACAAATCGCTGACCGAGGCGAACGTCATGGACGCCCTGCAATACCTGCTGCTGTCGGAACACAAGGCCGACGGCACCAGCGTCGGAAGCTTCCCCGGACAACCCACCGGCCTGATCGGCCACAACGGCGGCCCGCCCCTGTCCGGGGGCGATGGCGGGCTGCGCACCGGGTTCGACGTGCTGAACCCCTATGGAGGACGATGACCATGGATAGCCTGAAACTCGGGGACGCCGCCGCAGCTGCGGTTTCGAAAACCGATAACCGCGTCACGCTGGACAGCATGATCGCGAAGGTCGAGGCAACGGAATACCTCTGGCCTGACGTGATGCCGCACATGACGATCTGCGTCATCAGGCTGAAGAACGGCTTTTCGCTCGTCGGGAAGTCGGCCCCGGCCGACCCGGAGAACTTCGACCTCGATCTGGGTCAGAAGTTCGCGTTCGAAGATGCCGTTCGGCAGATGTGGCCGCTGGAGGGCTACGCCCTGCGTGAGCGCATGGCCGGGGAGGCCTGACCCATGACCACGAAAACCGAACTGGACGCCGCCAAACTGCGCAGCCTCGCGGCCGAGATCGAGGAAAAGCACAAGGGCCAGTTCCTGGACCTGCGCGCCCGGTTGGAGCGGGAAGAGGGCATGAAGCTGACCCCGATCCGCAACGGCGCGGGCGGCAGCACCTGTCGCATGGCCGGGATCACCGCCACCAGCACCAGCGGCGCCCACGGTGCCGTCACCAACTGGGCCAACGCCGCCCGCCGCAAGGTTCTGGCGCTGGATGCTGAACTGCCGCTGGAGGCTTCGGCCGAATGATCAGCCTTCGCCCCTTCGACGATTTCGCGGCCATGGAGGTGATCCGTCACCTGGACCCGTTCGACCAGCTGGAGGCCGAGGCCACGCGCGGGGCCAGATCCTCGCACCTGGCGATTTGGGCCGACTGGCGCGCGATGCAGGGGGCGACGGTGAAAAGCTGGGTCGTCAACACCGGGGCGGGCACGCCGTTCGCCCTGGTCGCCCTTGGCCATACCGGCCAGGGGGGCGTGGCCCAGGCGGCGATGCTGGCCCGCGATCATCGCCGCTTCCGGCGCGAGCTGGTGGCGGTGGCCGTGGCGATCCGCACCAACATGCCGGGGCTGTGCGACGATCTGGGCATCCACCGGATCGAGGCCCGCGCCTGGGCGGGCCACCCGCGCGCCAGCACCTTCCTACGGCTGGTGGGCTTTCAGCATGAAACCGACATGCCGGGCTTTGGCCCGGACGGAACCGAAACCTTCCGCCAGTTCGCCTATGTGGCGGGGGCGGTCCCTGATCTGGAGATCGAATGATGCCCTTGGATTACACGGTCGAATGCCGTTGCGGGTGGACTGGAACACGCCGAACTTTGGCCAACGTCAATACCGAAGACGTGTGCTGCCCGAAGTGCAGACAGTGCGAAGGCCTGCGCGATGGTCCGAATGCTCGGGAAGAGGCAAAACGTTCTCTCGAAAACGAAAGGATCTGACACATGTGCCTCATGAAAACCCCGAAAACCCCGGCCCCGGCGCCCATCGCGGCTTTCGACAACACCGAAAGCATCCGCAGCGCCGATCTTGAGGCGCGGTTGCGCCGCCGCCGTGCCGGGGCGGCCGCCAACGTGCTGACCAGTGCGTCGGGCATCCCGCACACGCCCACGCTGGGCGGGGTGGCGCAGTGATGGACAGCCACCGCAAGAACCATCCTGCGGCCAAGGATGCCATCGACCGCTGGTCCGAACTGAAGGCCCTGCGCGGCGGTCACGAAAGCGATTGGGAAGACATCGCCCGGCTGATCCGTCCGCAGCGCGGCGGCTTCGCCCAGGACAATCCGACCAATCGCGATCACGTCAAGGCTTTGTCCAGCCAGCCCATCCTGGCCGCCAGCAGCTTCGCCGCCGGGATTTATTCCGGCCTGACCAACCCGGCCAACCGCTGGTTCGGGCTGGAAACGCCGGACGAGGATCTGAACGCCTGGCAGCCCATGGCCGAATGGAACGACATCGCCACCGCGCGGGTGCTGTCGTCCTTCAAGCCCGCCATGTCGTCGTTCTATTCCAGCACCTTCCAGTGCTATTCCGACATCGCGGCCTTCGGCAACGCCGCCGCCTATGACGAGCTGGACGAACGCGAACAGAAGTTCATGGACGTGTCGCTGTCCCTGTCCGAGCTGGTCTGGGACATCGACGCCTGGGGCCGGGTCAGCGAGGTGGTGCGCAAGTTCCACCTGACGCCCCGCCGCGCCCTGGCCTTCTTCCGCGATCGGGGCGAACTGCCCCCCCGGATCCACGACCTGGCCGAGAAGAACGACCAGACGAAGCTGCCCTTCTATCACCACGTCTTCAACAACGCGGATTGGCGGCCGGGGCGGCTGTCGAACCAGAAGCCCTGGAAATCCATGTATGTCTGCGACGAAAACGCCTGGCTGGTCAGCGAACGCGGATACGAGGAAATGCCCTATTACGTCCCCCGCTGGGACGTGGACAGCGGCCACACCATCGGCACCGGGCCGGGTTTCATCGCGCTCGCCTCGGCCCGCGTGGTGCAGCAGATGGAACATGCCACCATCAAGGCCGCGCAATGGGCGTCCGACCCCACCCTGATGGCCCCGTCGCGAGAGGACTGGCCTCTGCACGGCCATATCCGGCCCGGCGCCATCGTCTATGGCGGCATGGACATCCGCGGCCGTCAGATGATCGCGCCGTTGCAGATGGGCGGCGGGATCGGCCTGACCGATGCCGAAAAGCAGAAGAAGGTCGAGGAGGTGAAGGAAGCCTTCCACTATGCCCTGATGACCGTGCAGGGCCGCACCGGCCTGACGCCGCAGGAAACGCTGATCATCGAAGAAGCGAAGATGCGGAACTGGGCGCCCCATTCTGACCGCATCATGGAGGAATACGCCGCAAAGAAGGTCGAGCGGCGGTTTCGTATGCTGTGGCGGGCCGGGCAAATCCCGCCGCCGCCCAAGGAAGCCACCGGCCTGCCGCTGGGGATGCGGTATCAGTCCGCCGCCAGCATGGCGATGAAGGCGCGCGAGGGCATGGCGATCGTGCAGTTCCTGGGCAACCTGGCGCCGCTGGCCCAGACCGATCCCCGGTATTTGCAGCGCCTGGACCCCGATGCCGTCATCGAGGCCCTGCACGAGGCAAGCCCGTCCCTGCCCGCGCGGATGCTGCGGTCGCGGGAGGAGGCCGACGCCATCGCCCAGGCGCAGGCGCAGGCCCAGCAGCAGGCCGCGCTGCTGGAGAATGCCGGACCGCTGGCCGGGGCGGTGAAGGATCTGGCCGGCGCCGGGGCCGAGATGCAGGGCGGGGGGATGGTGCAGTGAGATCTAACCTGATCGACCTGGAGGCCCGGCTTATCCGGGAGACAGAAAAGGCCCGCTGTTTCGATTTCGGGCTCGACGCCAACGTCTGGTTGCCGAAGAGCCAGCACGAATGGGACGCCGGTGGCAATGTCGTCACACTTCCTGAACCAGTAGCGGTCGAAAAGGGGATCGTATGATCTGGGACCGCTTCACCGTCATCCGGGCACTGATCCCGCACAAGCCCTCGACGGGCGACACCGCCCGCCGATGGCGCAATGCCCGGGCCGTCGCGCCCGAGCTTGCCGCCGATGTCATCAGGTTTTCCGGCCTGCTGACCATGCAGCCCGCCCGCTTCGTGGACGGGTTTTCGACACCTGAACTGGACCCGGCGCGGCTGGCCTATGAGGCCGGACGCCGCGATCTGGGTCTGCAACTGCTGGCGCTGATGGGCGTCAGCCAAACAGAGCTTAATGCCATGATGGAGGACAGATGATGTTCATGCGGAACCTGGGACATGTGACCCGATATTTCTCGGCCGAGGGCGCGGACGGCGGCGCCGGTGGCGATGGTGGCGCTGCGGCCGATGCCGCAGCCGCCGCGGCGGCAGCCGGTGCCGAAGCTGGCGCGGGCGATGGCGGTGCCAAGTGGTTCGAAGACGCCCGGATCCCCGAGGATGCCCGGACCTGGATGACGGCCAAGGGCGTGACGGCCGCCGCCGATCCGTCCGAGGCGATCCTGAAGATGGTCGGCATGGGCCAGGCCGCCGACCGCCGGTTCGGCCGCCCCATCGACCAGGTGATCGACAAGCCCGGCAAGGATCAGTCCCTGGCCGAATGGCGCCGCGCCCATGCCGACGCCTTCGACCTGCCCGCCGACGCCTCGGGATACGAGATCACGCGCCCCGAGGGCCTGACCGACGACATCGCCTGGAACGACGACCTGGCCGGGAAATTCCGCGAAAAGGCCTTCGAGCTGGGCCTGTCGCCGCAAGACGCCCAGGAGGTCGCGAACATGTATGCCGGCCATATCGCCGAGCTGAACGGCAGTATCGAGCGCGACATGCGCGAGGCGGAAGCCAAGCTGTCGGCCGAGCTTGACCGCGAATGGGGCAAGGATGCCGAGGTCAAGACGACCCGCGCCCGCCAGGCCGCCGCCGCGCTGGCCGAACAGGCAGGCCTGGACGCCGAGGGCATCAAGGCGGTGGTCGGCCTACTGTCCAGCGGCGCGCCGGGTCAGACCCTGGCGATCAAGATGTTCGCCGCCCTGGGCGAGGGCATGGCCGAGGACAAGGGCATCGGCCTGCGCGCCGGGGCCAGCGGCTTCGGCATGTCGAAAGAGGAGGCGACGGCCGAGTTCAACAAGTTCATGGCCCCGGACGGCGAATGGGCCAAGGCCAGCGCCGCCCGCGACAGCGAGGCCATCGCCCGCCTGCGGCCCCAGTTCGACCGGCTGGCGAAAATGGCGGCGGGGGCCAAGTGAGCCAGGGCCACGATCTTCTGGGCCAGATCGCCCATGCCCGCGCGCAGCTGATGATGCGCGGGCATGAGGCCGTCACGGTCATCATCGGCCGCGCCACCCTGGACCGGCTGAAGCGCGAGGCCTGGCCCTATGCCCCGCATGAGGATCAGATCATCGACATGTCGTATGAGGTTCGCGAGGATCTTGAGGGGTGGGTCGTTCGATCGAATTCAGGGTTGGAAAGGTAACCGATACTTAACCGGGGCTGAAACAGTCTTTCCTTTACCCAAGTCGTAAGTTTCGTTCAGGCGGCACTTTTTGAGCCGCCCTTTCTGGATTTCAAGAAGAGGTTTGAGTGAGCGCGATCGAGCAAAGCGACCAGGTGGGGCAATAACATCGACTTGCTTTGTACCGCTGAGTTGTCGCGCCATGTCGATCGCGCTGCACATGTCGGTATCTGCGGAGATGATGATCGCCCTGTCATAACTGTCTTGCAGAGTGTCCCGGACAAGATGAATCGCGATGTTTACGTCTGTCTCCTTTTCCTCGTGTGTCCAGTACTGGGAGGAACAGGTGCGACACTTGAGCGACTTCTTCTTGAAATTGCCTTCGACGAACTTCACGCCTTCGGCCATCAGAGCTTGCACATAGTCGCGATGCCGAGCGTGCGCATCGGGCATCCAAGTCGCGTAGGCAGAGAAATACTTTACCTGCTTCAGTTCCTCATCGTGCCTAAGAAACGACTCTGACAGGCGTCGCAGGCAGAGCCATTTCAGGCTGTCGTCCCGCAGTTCGTCAAGAGCATGATAGAGGTTAAAACCGTCAACATAGACAATTGTACGCTTAGGCATCTAGTTGTTCCACAACAGAAAAGAGCCGCATCCAGTCCTAGGATGCGGCTCTCTATCTTACAGGATATACCTGCAAGGTGGATGAACAGAATCTAGGTCGTGCAGTGTGCATAGTCAAGCGGGGTAAGCAGTGCGAACTGCCAACTTCCCTAAATTTAAGTGCAGCACCCCAGTAACGCTAGGCTTTTCAGTCTCATTTTTTTCTGGCGCAACGCCCTGACCTGTGGCTATTTCTGATCCTTGACGGGCAACCCCTTGTTTGAGGGGTCCAGACGACAGCGGGAAAGACTGCCGGGTAGGCCCCCGACAAAAGCCAGGGCGGGTCCGGTTGCCGGGCAACCCCTCCGAAAAACCATCATTCAGTTTTTCAGGAGGGGGCTATGCCTCAAGAAATGCTCGTTGAGCAGCATCACAAGATCCAATACGCGGCCAGCGTGCAGATGGTCGCGCAGCAGACCAAGAACCCGCTGGACGGCGCCGTCAACGAAATCCCCGCCTCGGGCGAGGCGATGGCGGTTTCGGACCTGATCGGCGAGGCCGAGTATCAGCGCGGCGAACAGCACAGCCGCCGCAACCCGGAAAACCCGATCGGCAAGACCCGCCGCTGGGTGGTGTTTCAGGATCCCATCGAGTCGGGCCAGTACATCGAGAAGGAAGAAAAATTCAAAACCGCGATGGACCCCACGTCCAATTACGTCACTGCGCATACCAATGCGGTGCGGCGCGGCAAGATGGACCTGATCCTGGGCGTCAGCAAGGGCGACGATGGCAACTTCTATGTCACCGAGGGCGGGATCCTGGGGCGCGCGCGCGAGGGCAAGACCCCCGGTGTCGCCACCCCGCTGCCCTCGACCCAGTTCATCACTCACAACAGCCAGGGCCTGACCATCGAAAAGCTCCGGGCCGCGCGCCTGCAACTGAAGACGGATGAATTCGGGCTGGAAGACAACGATGCCCTGTATGGCCTGATCACGCCGCAGCAGGAAGACGATCTGCTGGCCATCGCCCAGCAGAGCGGTCCGTCCCTGAACGCCTTCACCATTGAGCAGCTGAAATCCGGCAAGGCCACGTCGCTGCTGGGCATCAACTGGATCGTCACCAACCGCGCCCCGATGAAGTCGAAGACGGATGATGACATCCGCCTGTGCCCGATCTGGTCGAAGAACAACATCATCGCCGCCCGGTGGCAGGGCATCGAGGGCAAGATCTGGAACGACCCCCACGCCAAGAACCTGCCCTATGTCCTGGTCGATGCGTATTACGATGCGGTCCGGGCGCAGGACAAGGCGGTCATCGTGATCGAATGCAAGGAACCGACCTGACGGTCAGATGACGGCCGGGTCCGCCCGGCCGTGTCCTTTCCCCCTGAAATCTGGAGAACATTATGGCTATCGTGAAAGGCCAATCCGATCTGATCAGCGACCCGGCGACCCTGTATTCCGGCGCCGATCCCGAAATCGCCCGCGGCCGCCCCATCGTGTCGGCGGGGCGTGTGACCAATGCCGCCAGCGACAGCGCCGGGTCGAGCTATCACCTGGTGGACCTGCCGGCCGACGCGCTGCTGGACGCGCTGACCTGCTTCAAGGTCGATACCTGGGGCTTTGCCACCGTGTCGATCGGCACGGAAACCGACATCGACGCCCTGGTCACCGTCGCCAAAAGTGCGGGCGCCACGGTCACGCCGATCACCCGGCTGGGCGCAACGCACCAGAAACGGCTGTGGGAAATCCTCGGCCTGGCTGCCGCCCCGAAATCCGGGGTCATCAGCCTGTATGCGCATGGCCCCGCCAATGCCACGGCAGCGGGGTCGATGCTGTTCGAAATCCATTACCGCTTCCGCTGACGCGGGCGCGAGGGGTCAGCCGCCATGTCCACATCAATGGCCATCGCCACCATCGGCGCCGCCGCCTTCCAGGCGATGGAGCTGGCCCCGTTTTCGTCTTTCGCAGACGATACACCGCAGGCACAGGATGCCGCCTCCCAGTATCCTGTCGCGCGACGCATGTGCCTGGAGGCCTGCGACTGGTCCTTCGCTTCGACCGTGGTCAACCTGCCGCAGGTGGCAGTCAGCGGCCAGCTGGTCGATCCATCCCTGGTCCATGCCTTCGCCCTGCCGGGCGATTGCGTGATCTTCCGTCACCCGCTGGATCTGGACACCGGCTGGCGCCTGGACGGTCGCACCCTGCGCACGGATCGGCCTGGCCCGCTGGCAGTCCGATACACCCGCGACGTGGACAACGAGAACCTGATGCCGGCCAGCTTTCAGACCGCCCTGGCGCTGCGGCTGGCAGCCATGCTGTCGCCCCGCTGGGTTGGTTCCGACAGCAAGACGCAATCCCTGGATGCCCGCGCCGAAATGGCGCTGAAGACCGCGATGCGCATCGACGCCCGGTCCGCCAGCCTGGAACGCTATGACGGCGAAGATTACGGCGTCACCGACTGGGTCGGATGGGCAACGCGATGAGCAGGGTTTCCCGCGACCAGCTGTCCTTTTCGTCGGGCGAGGTTTCGCCGCTGCTGTATGGCCGGCCCGATTACCAGCGGTATCAGACCGGCCTGAAATCCTGCGTCGGCTTCCTGCCCCTGCGGCAGGGCGGCGTGACCCGCGCGCCGGGCACGATCTTCCGAGGCTATACCCGGAACAACGCCAAGGCCCGCCTGATCGCCTTCGAGTTCGCGAAGAACGACAGTTTGATCCTGGAACTGACGCCGGGCTGGATGCGCGTTTGGCGCTATGGCCAGCTGGTTCCGGCGGCTGGCGGCGGCGTCTATGAACGGACGCATCCCTATACCGCGGACGATCTGGACACCTTGCAATGGGTCCAGTCGGCGGATGTGATCTATCTGGCGGGCGGCGGCAAGCCGATCCAGCGGCTGGCGCGGATGGCATTGAACAATTGGTCGATCGGTGCGGCCAATATCCGCAATGGCCCCTTCAGGGTGCAGAACCTGGACAAGGCCCGCACCATCCAGGCCAGCGGGATCACGGGCAGCGTCACCCTGACCGCCAGCCAGTCGCTGTTCACGGCACAGCATGTCGGCAGCCTGATGCGCATCGAGGTCCGCGATTACGCGAACATCCCGCTGTGGACCGGCAACACCGATGCCAGCGTCGGACAGAAAATGCGTTATGACGGCCGCATCTATGAGCTGGTGACGGGCAGCAACACGGGACCGAATGCCCCCACGCACGACGAGGGGACAGAACAGGCCAGTCTGGATCCGGTCGTCAGGTGGCGATATCTGTCCGACGGCGTCGGCGTTGTGCGCATCACGGCAGTTGCCAGCGGCACTTCGGCCACGGCCCAGGTGTTGCGCGCCTTGCCGGACGCGATCGTCGATACCCCCAGCTATCGGTGGTCCGAGGGGGCCTGGTCGAACGTCTATGGCTGGCCGACCAGCCTGGAAATCCATGATCAGCGCCTTGTCGCGGCCGCCACGCCGTCCGAGCCGCGCACCCTGTGGTTTTCCGTGATCGGCGATTACCTGGACTTCGAACCCGGCACCGATGCCGACAGCAGCTTCGCCTATTCCATCGCGGGCGGCAGCAGCCAGAACCGGGTGATCTGGCTGAAGACTGGTCGATCTGGCCTGCATATCGGCGCCTTGGGCGAGGAATATTCGGCACGGGCCGAACGGTCCGAGGCGATGAATGCGACCAATGCCTATTTCGGGTTCGACAGTTCGATCGGGTCCAAGGAAGGCATCCGGCCGATCAGCCCTGACGGTCGGCCGATCTTTATCAGCAAGGATGGCGCGCGCGTCATCGAAATCGCCTATGACTTGCAATCGGACGCCAACAAGGTGGTCGAGCTGTCCATGCCCGCCGAACACCTGGGTGCGGCTGGCTTTAACGAAATCGTCTGGCAGTCAGCCCCCTTGCGATTTGCTTGGCTTCGGACCGGCGATGGCCAGCTGGTCGCGATGGTCTATGACCCCAGCGAGGACGTGCTAGGCTGGGCGCAATGCCCCGTCGCGGGCGGCTTCGTCGAAGCCCTTGCGGTCAGCACGGATGCGACGGGCAGCACCGACACGCTGACCATGGTGACGCGCCGCACGGTCAACGGCCAGGTTGTCCGCATGGTCGAGGACCAGGCCCAGAATTGGGGCGTGGTCAGCGGCAGCGCGGATATCGCGGATGCCGTCCATCTGTTCGCGTCTAAGATCTTCACCGGCGCCGGATCCAGCGCCTTCTCTGTGCCCCACCTTGCAGGCGAGACGGTCAGTATCTGGACCGACGCCGGCGAGTTCGGCCCCCTTATCGTTCCGTTGGACGGCACCGTCACCATCCCGGCGGAGGTGACGCGCGCGGTGATCGGCCTGTTCGAGGCTGGGGCCGTGGTGGAAACCCTGCCGTTGCAGCCGATCGCGAACGACGGTGCCGCGCGCGGGCGGCGGAAGCGGCTGGGACCGCAATCAGGGGTCACCCTGCACCGGACCGCAGCCATGCGCGCCGCAGCTGTCGAATGCGACCTGGGTCAGGCGGACAGGACATGGCCGGCCATGAACCTTTTGCCCAGGCCGGTCGCGGCCGATCTGTCCCAGGCATTTTCGGGGACGGTTCGGTCGCAGCTGACATCGGGCTGGGCGCAGGATGTCACGCTGCGCTTCTGGCCGGTCGGCGGGGCGCCCGCCACGCTGCTGGCGATCACGCCGATCTTGCATGAGGGGGGTCTGTAATGTGCGTCATCGCCGGATTGGCGGCCATCGGGAACATGGTCGGGAGCCTGGGCGCGACAGCGGCCGGGGCGACGGCCGGGGCCACCACGGCCGCCGCGTCGGGCCTTCAGGCGGTCGGCACCGCGATGGCCGTGGGCGGATCCCTGGTCCAGGGCATCAATGCGAACCGCATGGGCAAGGCGCAGGCGCGTGCCCTGGAACAGCAGGCCCGCGATGAACGCAGCCTTGCCGCCGTTCAGGAAAGCCGCACCCGCCAGCAGTTCCGAACCGCCATGCGCCAGCAAATGGCCCAGCTGGCGGCGCGCGGCGTATCGCTGGACAGCCCCACGTCGATCCTGCTGGGCAGGACAGCGGCCCAGGAAATGTCCTTTGAAAGCCAAGCGATCCGATCTGGGGGGCAGGCCAGATCCACCGAACTGACCGGCGCGGCCCGGATCGCGCGCGGTCAGGCGCAAAGCAGCCTGCTGAAAGGCGGGTTCGACGCGGCAGGATCGTTCCTGACCGCCGCACCCAAGCTGTGGCCGGGGCTGCTGTCATGACCCTGACCGTTCCAAAGGCCGGCGTCATCGGTGGCGCCACCGCATCGCCCCGGTTCGAAGCGGACCAGACCGGCGACATGGTCGCCCAGTTCGGGCAACGGATGCTGGAAATCGGCAGCCAGATCAAAGCAGACAGGCTGGACCGACAGATGAACAGGGTGCAGGTCGACATGACCCGCGACCTGGGCGAGGCGCGCAACGAATTCGACCAGATGGGCGACCCGGACGAGATCGACAGGCTTTGGCCGCAACGCGTCGACGAAATCCGCGAAAAGCACCGTCAGTCCTTGGATCCCGAAAATGCCGATCGGTTCGATTTGGCCTATGATGATCTGGCCAACCGCCAGGCTTTTGCCATCGGGCGAAGGTCCATTGATCTGCGGCAAAGCCAGCGGATGGCGACCTGGAGCGATTATCGCGCCGTGGCTGGGCAGCAGGCGGTTGCGGTAGACGCTGACACCCGCGAAGCCCTGTATCAACAATTCGATGCGCAGACGGACAGCCTGGTCAGCAACGGCATCATGACGCCGGAAAAGGCCGCCGAGGAAAAGCGCCTGTTTCGAGAGCAGACCCAGAACACCCATGTCATCGGCCAGATTTCGGATGATCCGCAAGGTTTCCTCGACCGCGCAGATGCGGGGGAATATGGCTACCTGCCGCCAGAGCAGGTAGCCCGGTATCGTGCCCAGGCCACCAGCAACATCGCGGCCGCCGAGGCGAGAGCCATTAGGCAAGCCGACCTGGACGCCAAGGAGCAAAGCGCGCTGATCGGGCGCCGTCTGGTTGAAATCGCCCAGATCGCCGACGCGGATCGCATTGCTGTCGATGAAAGCTTCCTGGCCTTGCCCGAGGTCCAGGCGCATCCAGACTTTCCCAAGGCCAAGGCTGCGATCGATCTGCGCACCGAAAGGGCCGACCTGCCGTTCATGACCCCGGCGCAGATGGATGCCCTGATCGCACAAGAGGAAAGCAAACCGATCGACGCCCCCTTTCGGGCCGCGCGGCTGAAGGTTCTTGAGGAACGTCGGGACGCCGCGCTGGAAGGCTGGGCTCGCGATGCCATCGCCTTTGCCGAAAAGTCGGGTTTTCGCGTGCCGGAGATGCCCGATATCGAAGCGGCCCCCGTGGCCGAGATCGAGGCTGCGATCCAGAAACGCGCTGCTTTCGCAGAAGGCTTGCTAGAGGGTGGTTTCACCAAGGGTGTGCAAGCCTTGACGTTGGATGAACGCGAGGCCCTGAAATCCGCCCTATCGGTCGATGCCGATCCCGCGCGTAGGGCCGAGCTGGCATCGGCCCTGGCCCGCAACAACGCCGCCCATCTGATCGAAGACCCCGTCGCGCAGCATGTCGGAGGCCTGTTGGTCAGCGGCGGCAGCGAGGCACTGGGCCGTTCCATTCTGCGCGGCCAACAGGTTCTGGCCCAGGACAACATTGTTCTGCCGGCCCTGAAGGATCGGCTGGACCCGGCCTTCGACCAGATCGGCGCCCTGTTCGCGGATGCACAGGGGGGCGAAGCAACGCAAGCCAGCATCGTCGCCGCAACGGATGCGCTGTATGCCGCCCGGCAGCGTCGAGTCGATCCGGCGGCGCCGATCAACGAAACCGTCTACAAGCAGGCCCTGCACGAGGTGATGGGCGGGACGGGAACATTCGACAGCGATGAGGCGACGGGAGGGGTCGCGCGGGTTGCCGGTCGTCTGACCGTGATACCTATGGGTGTCAGCGCAACATCCGCCGAACGTGCGCGAAAGCTGCTTTACCGTGACTTGATCGGCGTCGGCGCCGGGGGTGGGCCGACCGCAGACCCCTCGGCGAAGATGAGGCAAGGCCAGGACAGTATGCGCCAGGTGTCCCTCTCTGGCGGGGTGCCCACGATCGGCGGCGAGGTCATCGGCGCGGACGATTGGGATGATGCAGAGTTCGTGGCCACAGGACCGGACGAGTATCAGCTTGTGATCCCCACCCAGGACGGCGTGATCACCGCTTTGGACAGCGACAGCAAAGAACCCTTCGTGTTCAGCCTGACGCGTCTGATCCGGAGGTACGATCAGTGAACTGGTTCGTCAAACCCGCTGATCCCGACAGTTTCCGCCCGGCCAAAGATCCGGTCCCCACCTTTTCCGAACGTCGCCGTGCCGCAACGCGGATGCAGCGGATCGAGGATGACAGCTGGGGAGACAGCGCACGGTTCAGCGAACGACTGGTTGATGACATGGCGCGGCAGATGGGCCTGTCCTTCGACCCGAAGCAGCACCGCAATGTGGGGGCCAAGCGGGACTTCCTGTTCGGGGAAATAGCCAGGGCCCGCGATATGTCGGCTGACGCTTGGCCCGATCTTCCGACCAACACCGACGAATTCAATCAGCGGGCGCTGGATCTTCAGAAGGCGGATCATGCCGCCAACCAGCAGGTCTTGCAGAACGCACCGGCGGGCAGTTGGGGCGCCGAGGTTCTTGGGCGGACATGGGGCGGACTAACCGATGCGTCGTCTGTTGCCACCTTGCCGCTGGGCGCGGCCGGTGGTGCGCGGATCGGAGCCACGATCCTTGCCGAGGGCGCGGCTGCGGCTGCGGGCGAGGCGATGATCGCCGATCAGCGGCGCGAACAGGCGGATCGGCTGGGGTTGCCCCAGCCGTCGGTCGTAAGCGATGTTGCCGGGGCTGCCGCTACTGGCGCAGTTCTGGGTGGTGTCATCGGCGGCGCGGGTCAACTGATCGGCCGTGGTATCGACGCCCGCGCAGCCGGTCGCCGCAAGGCCGCAGGCGATGCCGCATCCGCCGAAAGCTTGGGGGTTTCGACAGAGGAACTGGCCGAAGCCAGGATCGCGGGGCTGTCGCCAGGACGACAAGAGGCCGCCCTGGCTGCCACACGCCACGCGATGGAAAACGGCTATGACATCCCCGCGCCCCCAGGCCCACATGGCTATAACGAGGCCGCGACGCTGCGGGCCATTATCGGCGCTGAAAGCGGGGGAACCCGCGACCCTGCACGCGCCCAGAACCCGAACAGCAGCGCGCGCGGATTGGGCCAGTTCACGACGGATACGTGGTTTGAAACCCTGTCACGTCATCGCCCAGATTTGACGCAGGGCAAAGATAAGTACCAGGTCGCCCCGTTGCGGGATGATCCGGCGCTGAACGCTGAAATGACGCGCCTGCACATGCGCGACAATGCGGAACACCTTCAACGTAACGGGATTTCCACCGGGCCGGGCGAAATCTATCTGGCCCATTTCATGGGGCGCGGCGGCGCCGTGCGGGCGCTGCGCGCCCCCCTGAACACGCCAATCTCCAGCCTGATGACGCGCCGGGAAATCGCCGCCAATGCCGGCATACGCCATCGCGGCAAATCCTTCGCCCAGTTCACGGCAGGCGATCTGGCCGATTGGGCGCGCCACAAGATGCGGTCAGCCTATGATCCGAACGCCAGCACCGACATGCCCCAATGGGACGGTTACACCACGTCGCGCGGCTATACCGGCAGCGGCCAGGTCACGGCGGGCGACAACTTCCGCCTGGATGCGGATTACGAGGTTGTGGACGCCCGGCTGCTCACCAGGGCTTCCGGCCCTTATCAGCCCCGTGATCGCGGCCGCATCAGTTCGGATGCCTGGGTTGCCGACACGGCCGCGAGGCTCGATCCGGCGCAGTTGATGCCCGCGCCGACCGCCGACCGTGGCACGCCGCTGGTGGGGCCGGACGGAATGATCGAAAGCGGCAATGGCCGGTTTTCCGCCATCGAACGGGCCTATGACCGGCACCCTGATCGGGCAGCAGCATATCGCCAGCAGATCGAGGCGGCAGGCTATACCATACCCGAAGGGGTAGAACGTCCGGTGCTGATCGCCAGACGCAGAACCGAACTGGATGACGCGCAGCGCCAGGCGCTGACGGTCGATGCCCAGGACAGCGGCGTCGCACGCATGACGCCCACCGAAATCGCGCAGACCAGCTCGCGCGCCATGACCGCGCAGCGTTTGGCCGGATTTGTTCCGACCGCGCGGATCGCTGATCCTGACAATCAGGGCTTCGTGCGCCAGATCCTGTCGGCACTGCCGCGTTCTGAACGCAACGCCCTGCTGGACAAGGCCGGTGCGCTGAACGCCGAGGGCGAACGGCGGTTGCGCCAGGCATTCTTCGCGCGCGCATGGGACGACCCCGATCTGGTTTCGCGCTATGCCGAGGCCGAGGACGCAGGCGATCTGAAATCGCTGATGGATGCGCTTGAGGATGCTGCGCCCGAATGGGCCACGCTGCGGGCCGAGATCGAGGCCGGCAATGTGCGGGCGGAATTCGACATCACCGGCCACGTCCTTGAAGCGATGCGGCTGATCGGCCGCGCCCGATCCGAGGCCGCTGCCGGGCGCGGCCAGATGGCCCGCATCCTTGCCGATATCCTGGACGAGATCGATCTGCTGGATGGGGCGCTTAGCCCGCTGACCGTTCGCCTGGTCCAGAAATTCTGGCGCGATGGCCGGGCGGCGCCCGCTTCCGAGGTCGGATCGTTCCTGTCTCGTTATGCCGCCGAAGCGCGGAAGGCGGGCCGGACTGGCGACCTGCTGGGCATCAGCCCCACTGATGCACTGCGCACGATCGACGACAAGACGTTCGGCGATCTGCCGCAGGAATTCGGCAGGGTGCGCGGACATCCTGCGCCGACGGTCCAGGATGCCGCCATGCCGGAAGATGCCTATGCCAAAGGTGCTGATAGCCCCGAGGCCATTGATGCCGATCAGGTCGCGGCCGAGGAGATGGCTGCCGATCTGGAGGCCGCGCGGGGCGAATATTCCGACATGACATGGCGGGCCGATCCGAACGGCCCGGAAATCACGGCGCGCGATCTGCTGGACGATATCGGCGACGATATCGAGCTGGCCGAGGTTCTGCGCCTGTGCAACGCAGGGGCGGCGGCATGACCAATATCCACGACTGCATCCAGCGTGCGGTGGACGCCAAGGAATTGAACCCCGTGCGCGGCCGCGCGGCGCAAGGGCAGTATGACCAGCTGGTCGCGCGGTATCGATCCGTCATGTCCGAGGACCAGGCGCAGCTTGCCGCCGCGGCCGACCTGAAGGAGGCCACGCGCCGTGCGGCGCGGTCCCGGTACCACGCGGTGATCAACCAACTTCAGGCATTGCGGCGCATCAAGGCCCTGATCGAAACCGCCCCCGATCCGGCGCGGGCCGTGAAATACCTGATTGAGTACTCGGACGGACCGGGCTTTTCCGGGGAAAGCGTCAGGTCTCTGACCGATGCCTATCACAGCTCGATCGCCGCCGGACTTTACGAGATGCTGACCAAGGTCGGGCTGAACGTGTTGGGCAACAGCCGCGACAGGATCCTGCTGGAAAACCTGATGGATGAGCTGCACGGCATCGCCACCGGCAATGCCGATGCTGCCAAGCTTGCCGAACTGGTCCGGTATCAGCAGAACCGGATGCGGCAGCTGTTCAACGCCCATGGCGGCGACATCGGCGAGTTGGCGGATTACGGCGTGCCCCATGCCCATTCAGTCGAAATGCTGCGCACGCGCGGTTTCGACGCCTGGGCCAACACCATCGAAACCCGCTTGGCCTGGGACAAGATCATCGACCTGGGCACCGGCAAGCCCTATGCGGCGCAGCCAGGAACGATCCCCGACCGCGCGCTGACCGACCGTTTCCTGCGCGAGGTGTATGAGAACATCACCACAAGAGGCTGGAATACTCGCGACCCCAGCCTGACCACCGGCGGGCAGGCCCTATATAACCAGCGTGCCGATCATCGCGTCCTGCACTTCAGATCCGGCAAGGACTGGCTGGCCTACAACAACGACTTCGGCAATGCTGATCCGTTCAGCGCCATGATGAACGGGCTGTTCGGCCTGGCCAACGATGTGGCGATGATGCGGGTGCTGGGGCCGAACCCGCGCGCCGGACTGGAATTCGCGATCCAGGTCGCGCAGCGGCGCGCGGCCGAACTACGCGATCCCAAGCTGGAAAAATCAGTTCATGCGCAGGCCGCGCTGGCCCGCACTATGTTCAACCATCAGAGCGGCGCCAACAACATTCCCGAGAGTGTAGGGTGGTCCACGTTCTTTTCCGGTGTTCGGGCCTTCAATGTCTCGACGCAGCTTGGCAGCGCCGTGCTGTCGTCAGCATCGGACATGGTCACCATCGGTCTGGCGGCGAACCATATCGGCATGAACCCCACCAATGTCGCGGCGCGAACAGCCCGGCTGGTCGCCAGCCATACAACCCGGCAGGAAGCCGCGCGCATGGGGTATGTCGCGGCAACGCTGGCGGATGCCGGCGCCGGACAGGCGCGGTATTTCGGCAAGTTGATGGGCACCGGCATCACCAACCGGATGGCTTCAGCTACCCTGCGCATGTCCGCCCTGACCTTCATGACCGACATGCGCCGGATTTCTTTCCAAATGGAGTTCTCGGGCTATATGGCCCAGAACGCCGACCGCGCCTTCGCCGACATTGATGCACCCTTGCGCCAGGTGCTGTCGGATCGCGGCATCACCGCACAGGACTGGGACTTGCTGCGCGATCCAGCCGCGCGGTTCGTGTCGCAGGATGGCGCGGATTTCATTGCGCCCAGCTATTGGCTGGAGAACCAGACGGCCCTGCCGCGCATGGAAGCGGAAGGCTTGGCGATGCGGTTGCAGATGATCACCCAGGAGCATCTGGAAATGGCGGTGCCGACCGCAAGTCTGGAGGGCCGCGCGCGAATGATCGGCGATACCAAAGGTGGGTCGGCATCGGGTGAACTCCTGCGCAGCGCGATGGTTTACCGAAGCTTTGCCCTGTCGCTGACGATGAACCAGTATCGCCGCTGGCTCTACAAGAAGAGCGGCTGGAGCAAGCTGGGCTATGTCGGCGCCCTTGGCGCCGGGCTGGTCCTTACCGGCGCCTTGACGATCCAACTGAAGGAGATCGCCAAGGGCAATGACCCCCGCCCCATGAACGACCGCAAGTTCTGGTTCGCGGCGCTGATGCAGGGCGGTGGCCTCGGCATCTTCGGAGATTTCTTCTTTTCCGAAGCAAGCCGGACGGGCGGTGGCTTTGGCGAGACGCTGGCCGGCGCCACCGTCAGCTTCGTCGGCGACGGGATGGGTCTCGTGGCGCAACCCCTTGGCCGGTTCATCGCCGGCCAAGAACCCAACTTCGGCCGCACCGTGTCTGATTTCGGCCGGTTCAACACCCCGGTTATCGGAACGAACCCGCTAACCCGCGCCGTCGTCTCGCGCGGCATCTGGGACAATGTGCAACGGTTTTTGGACAATGATGCCGAAAGCACCTGGCGACGCCAAGACCGCCAGCGCGAGCGGGAGTTCGGCACCCGCAGCTTCTTCGACAGAGGAAGCGCCACCCCATCTCGCGCCCCCGACCTGACCAACATCCTGGGAGATCAACGATGACCGTAGAAGTCTTCGACCCCGCGCCGATCTATGTGATCGCAGGGACCGGCCCTTATGCCGTTCCGCACCCCTATGCCGCCGGCGCGATCCGGGTGTCTGTCGTGACCGAGCGGGAGGTGATCCAGCTTGACCAGGACGACTTCACGATCACGCCGGAAGCGTCCTTTGTTTTCGGCGACGTGTTTCTGTCGGCGCCCGCCGCTGCGCTGCATGCTGGACAGAGCCTGCTGATCGAGCGCGAAACGCAGGACGAACAGGGCTGGGCGGGACTTCTGGGCGAACGCGAACGCGGGTTGGAGCGCCAGCTGGACCAGCTGACGATGGCGAACCAGGAGCTGCGCCGCCGCCTGGCGACCAGCCTGCGCAGCATCGCGGCCATCAACCCCGTGATCCCCGCCAATGGCCGCGCGCTGATCTGGGAAAACGACCAGCTGGTCCCCGGACCCTCGGCGGCGGCGATTGCCGAGGCCGAGGGCATTCTGACCGGTGTCACCTCGCCGCCCTATGCCCCGTTTGAGACACGGGCACAGGCGATGGCCACGGTCGTGCCGGATCGGATCGGTTACATCGTGGTGGGCGGATTGCCCTTTGCCGCCACCACGGACGCCGACCACGCCGCGCTGACCACGGCTGGGGGGCGCATGTGGACCCCGGCCGGCGTCTGGACGCCCGCGCATTTCGACAGCTTCGAGGACTTCATCGCGAAATCCGGGGTCGCCGCCGTGGCCGAGCTGGACAAGGCCGAGGTGGTGCGATCAGCCCAGGTCACCGGCTTCGGCCCTGGGCAAAAGCTCGTCGGGGTGGGCGCTGACAAGTCCATCATTCGCCGGAATTTCAGTCGCGGCAGCTTGATCAACGTTGACGGCCAGGCCGGAATGCGGATCGAAGGGCTGACCCTGGACATGGGGACTGGCGCCGAAGGCGGACACGCGATCCGCAATCTGGGCGATTACAGCATCGTGCGCGATCTGATTGTCAGAGGATATTTCCATCCGACCGGCGGCGCCGGCGGCACGGGCGTTCTGGCGGCCGGTACGGCTGAAATTCCGGTGCGCGGGGTGCGCATCAGCGATCTGATCCTGTCCGGCGCGATCAACCCCAATGCCCTCGAAACCTTCGGCTGGATCTTTTCGGACGTTTGGCACGGGTTTGCGCACCACATCTATTCGGAAAATGCCCTTGGCGATGTCACTGCCATGGCGCATGAGCTGAAGAACGATGCCCGGTGGAACAACCTGCATGCCCTGACGGCGTTCAATTCGATCTATGGTCTGGGCTTTGGGCAGACGACCGTAGGCATCAATGGCGCGAAATACAACGTCGCGCTGGGCCTGCTGGCACATGCGTGCGACCGTGGATTTTCCGCCAGCGAAGGCGCCCGCAACCTTATCATCGGCCTGATCCACGATCCGACGGACGGCCCAGGCCGGATCGCACCGGCCGCAGTAGAGTTGCGCAATTCGTCCGAGCGCAACATCGCCGAAAGCATCATGTCTCTGGGCGGCAGCAATTCGCGCGGCGCGCTGATCGACAGCAGCTTCGGGAACTTCGTGTCGCTGTATATGATGGGCAATGGCGCGGCCAAGGTGGCCGATATCACCGGCGCAACGGCCATTCGGAACGTGATAGAGGTTCGGCATCCAGGCGGGTCCAATAGCGTGCGCGACCGGGTCACGGACACCTCGGGGGCCAGCCGCCGCAGCGGAAACGCGAATGTCGTCTATTGTCCTGCAACGGGCGAACGGATCGGATCGATCAGCGGGACCTTCCATGACGTTCTGTCCGCGAGCGGCGACCTGGGGATCCAGTGGAACCCTGCCCACTATTGGCGGTATGAAGCCGACACGCGGACCATCCATGCCCTTGGCACAGATGGATCCCTGGGCAACATCGCCGGGATAACCCACGCCACACCCGACACGGAGGAACGGGGGTCGATCTGGCATCAGCTGGGCGCGACACCCGCCGGCGATTTCTGGGCAGTCCGGGGCTGGGGAAAGGGGACGACCTTCGCATTCCTGGCCGACGCATTTCAGCCGGCCACCACCTATTCGGAAGCGCTGGACCTCGGATCATCACAGGGACGGTGGCGGGCGGTCTACACCACGCTGGTCGATTACGGCGGCGGGGTTCGCGACATGGTGGGAAATGGAGCGCCTGAAGGGGTGGTGCCGGGCGGGAAGTCGTCTACATACCGCCGACGCGACGGTGCGGCGGGCTCGTGTTTCTATGTCAAGGAAAGTGGCACCGGAACGACCGGCTGGATCGCGAAGTAA